CAAAGCAGTTCGTCGTCAGTGACAACTGTAGGTATGATCGTCCTGAGGACCTGCATGCTCGGCATTTCCTCTTTTATGTGTCGTCGTGTTATTGGTTTGTGGTCGCCCAGGTTGTCTAGGTACCTTAGCAAATCTCTCGAAATCCTCACGGTCAATCACCCATACCCCCGAAAACTTGACACATGAAAAACGGGCGCCAGCACACAGGCGACCAATGCGCTGAGTGCTGACGCCAAGAACTTGTGCTGCATCCCCTGCAGACAACCACGCCTTGCTAGAAAGGCGTTTCGTCTTGATATTGTGGTTCTGCAACGTCTGAGGAGGAGTGTTCTTCACTTGTCGCTTTCTTGGGAAGGAACTCAACCGAGAAGGCCTTGATCCATGACTTGGCTCGCTTGGTGCCGTCCTTGCCTTCATAAGTATCGGTCATGAGTTGCCCCTGCACAATAACACCGCTACCCTTCTCAAGGTACTGTCGGACGTGCTCTGCGGTCTTGTTCCAGCACTCAATGTTAATGAAACTCACGCGGTCCAGGCCGTGATTGTTTGCCAGACGGAACGTGGTGAGAAGGTGGCCATCGCCAACTTCACGTGACTCGGGATCTGCACAGAGATTCCCGCCAATAATACAGTTGTTGACCCTCATGGGCCTCCAATCGAAGCGGGCTGCACCATGCAGCCCAAGGTTATGGTGGACGAGTATGCACGTACTGTTGGTGGTGTCAAACATTTTTTTAGGGGTGCGTGTTGCGGTCCTGGTAGATCATGGCGACTATGTGGCCGCAGGCTCTCCGCCCTTTAATGGGGGACCTTATGTTGGAGAAGTTGTCTACCGTTTTCCTGAGTTCGTAGGCACATAAAGGGCAGATCAGGTAGGTGTTGGTAATGCCACCAACCGCAGTGGTGGTTCCGTCGTAGTTCTCTGCACAACGGTCACACTTTAGCATGGTTCCCCTTTGGGAGGTGTATGGACAACCGGACAGACAAGGAAGCCATGTTGCTTCGGCTAGGGATAAAGGACAAGATAAAAACACACATAGAGAACGGCGCATCGTTTAGGGGTGCTTGCATCGCTTGCGGCGTCCCGGCGGAACTAGTGCTGAACTTGACGAAGACCGATAGTGAGTTCAGGGGAATGTATGAGTTGGCTAAGGAAACACATCCAGTGAGCAAGGCAGACCCGGCGCCTTCTAGTGTTCCATATCGTGACCCCCAGGCGATCAAGCAAGACTTCATGAGCCTATTAGTTGATGCTGGTCTCTACCACAAGTTGGCTCAGATGGCCGCGTTGGCTGATCCAGAAACAGAGGAGGGGCAGAAGGTCTTGATGTTCATGGGGCGCTCCATACTCCCGTTAGTTACCCCGAAGGATGAGCCTGTGGTGACACGCTCTGTGGAACTGGAAGAGATGTCTGACGTGGAACTGAAACTGATGTTGAAAGAAATGCGGGATGCGCGGTTGGAGGGCCCGACCAGTGGGTGAGGAACCGAACAAGGACGAACTACTACGTCAGGTGCAAATCGAAAAGGTCCTCGCATCCAGGAAGAGGAATGACCTCCTTGGGGATATTGACCCGAACGATCGGCAGCGAGAGTTCATAAACAGCCATCATAAAGAGTGCATGCTTACCGGGGCTAACCAGGCCGGGAAGTCTACCGCTCTTATGATGAAGTTCACCTATCACATGACTGGTATTTACCCTTCGTGGTACACAGGCGTTCGCTTCGAGAAGCCGATCCAGGCGGCGCTAGGCGGGGAGACGGCCCAGTCAACGCGGGATCTGTTGGTCAATAGGTTACTAGGCCCGCCGGAGAATCGAGGTTCGGGATACTTTCCAGAGGGCACCTTCTCCAATGAGGACGTGACCAAAATGGCTGGGGGGGTGGCGAACCAGATCGACTACTTCCGAGTGAAGCATCACGACCCCTCAGGCAAGGTTGACGGCTACAGTAAGGCGTATGTGTTCTCGTACTCAACTGGGTGGCGTCGCCTTCAGGGTTATTCGTTGGACTTGGTGGCGATCGACGAAGAGCCTGAGTTGATGGTCTATGACGAACTGTCTGCACGGACGAACGCTACTGGCGGTCATGTAGACATTGCGATGACGCCATTGCAGGGTGAGACCGAACTCTACTTGATGTTTGAGGACCCAGAGCAAGAGATCAAACAACTCATCAACTACGACATCAACTGCGCTACCCATATGGACGAGGACCAGCGTCTTCACCTACTCAAGAAGTATGAGAACAACCCATTGGCAGAAGCCCGGCTATACGGGCGCCCCGTTGCGAGTACTGGTCTGGTCTACAATATCCCCCAGCACCTCCTCATGGTTGACGACTTCCAACCTCCAGCCGCAGCCAACTACATTATTGGAATCGACTTGGCGCACACCGTTGGGAAGTGGTCCGCTGTAAAGATGGCGACAGATAAGATGGCAGGGATCCACTACGTTGTCCAAGACTTCAAGGCGGAGGACATCACTGTGGCTGATTTCGCTTCGCGGCTGCTCGGCATGGGGGCCGCTACTATACCTGTTGCCTGGCCACACGACGCGATGAGGCAGTCGTCTAGTGGGACAGTGGTGTCTCAGTTGCGTGATTTTGGAGTTAATGTTCTTCCCGAGGCTGCCCACATGGTGGACAAGATGACAGGAACCAAGAGCAAAGCGATCATGACGATCATTGAGATTGCTCTTGATATGATGGCGCAGGGCATGCTTGTGTTCATGGAGCGTGGAGCCGGGGAACTACTGGCAGAGATGAGAAGATACCGACACAAGAACGGGAAGATTGCGCCCAGGCAGGAAGATCACTGCATCGACGCGATGCACAAAGCCTTAATGATGTTACACTTGGGTCGCCCTATTGGGGATTCTGGTTACATAGGGCGGCGGATTCGTGTGAGGGAAGAAGATTTCTTCGGGGGGTAGTGGATGACTGAGATCCAAGAACTAATGGCCCGGCTCAAGAAGATGAAGTCCATTAGGGCTAATCATGAGGGGGCGTGGCAGGACATATCGAACTATATGATGCCATTCCGTGGCGACATAACAACGAAGAGGGCTAGTGGTAGCCGTAGGATGAAGCCTGTCTTTGATTCTACTGCCATGATCGCAGCAGACCAACTGGTAAACTTCATGAAGGGGTCGCTGCTGCCGCCATCCCAAGACTGGCTAAGGCTTGAGCCCCCATTCGATTATTCGGAGGACGTTGGGGTGCGAACCGCCCTGGACATAACCTCCCAGCGTATCCTGGCGAAACTACAGGATACCAACTTCTACAACGAGTCTACTGCTGCCCTTAGGGACCTAGTGGTCTTAGGGAACTCCTGCGTTTTGGTTGAAGAAGAGCCTGTGAATCCCAGAAACTCTAGCGGGATTGTCTTTGAGGCCGTTCCGATTGGTCGCATGTACTGGGCACAGGGTAAGGGTGGCCGCATCCTTATGATGTGTCGTGAGTTCGAGATGCCGGCGATTGACGCAGCGCGATATTTCGAGAACCCTGGTGTTGACGCCGTAAGGAACCTGGACAGTGGTACTCCCATGGAGATGGTGACCTACTACCAGTTCGTCTATGAGAATGAGAACAAGATTTACGGAGGGCTGCCGTCGAAGACGAACAAAATGTACCGAAGCGTCTACCTCACAGAAGCAGGTGGGGGAGCCATAGTAAAAGACGACGGCTACGACGTGGCCCCTTACGTCGTAAGCAGGTTGCACCGAGTAGACGGTGAGGAGTACGGTCGTGGTAGGGGCCACCTCGCCAGGGCGGACGCCAGAGGCTTGAGCGAACTGAGACGTCAGATCCTAATGGCTGCAGGCAAAGACCTGAATCCGCCGTTGCTTGTGGAGGATGACTCCATGATGGATATGGACATCGCCAATGGTGGGATCATGGTTACGAGGCCGCCAGTAAAGGTGTCCCCGAACTACCTACGTAGTGGGGCCGACTATGGCGCGGCAGACAGGATCGCCCGTGAGGACAGGGACCAGATACGACAGGCGTTCCTCTCTGACGTTCTTGCCGAGCCTGCCAGTCAACCACGCAGTGCTGAAGAGTCTCGACAGCGGCAATCCCGGAGCCTGCAGCGGTTAGCGGCAGCAGCGGACATCATTAATAATGAGTTCCTTGGACCTATTGTGCAGAGTGTTGTAGGGATCATGGCGAGAAGGAATGAACTCCCGGAAGCGGTTGAGTTAGCGAAGACTATCGGGGGTAACCTGCCGGGCGTAATCAAGTTCGCCTCTCCATTCTTCTCTGCCCAGAAGCAGGACTCAGCCCAACGGGTTATGTCATTCATGGAACGTAGGATCCAGTTGTATCAAGCGACCCAAGACCCTGCGTTCATGGAGGACATTGATCCCGATCGGTTGCGTGACTTTGACGCTAATATGAGTGACGTTCCTTCTAGGATCTTCAGGACCCAGGAGGAGATTGACAAGATCCGAGCGGCCCGAGCAGCCAAGGCGGCTGACGAGCGGGTACTTCAACAACAGCAACAGATGCAGGCCGTGGAGCAGGCACCAGAAGGAGGGGCCCCAGTTGGCCAGTAAGCCGAGCATAACAGACAAGTACGTGGCGACTTTTGAGTCCCCTGCTGGTGAGGCGGTCCTGGAGCATTTGAAGATGATGCTTGGAGTGGAGGACACCCTTGAGCCTGAGGAGTTCCTTAACTTGAATAAGGAAGCAGAGGGGGAGCGTGATCGGGTTTCGATAGATCCGATTGCTATGGCTAAGAGGCTTGGCCAGCGTAGTGTTTATTGGAAGATCATCGCGATCCTCCGTTCAGGGAAGGTGGCTAAGGATGAGTCTTGAAGAACTTTTGCCGGAAGAGTTTGAGGGTCGGGACGGCGTCTTGGAGAAGTTCAAGGACGTTCCGTCGTTAGCAAAGAGTTACAAGGAGTTGCAGAAGAGCCTTGGCTCGTCTGTACGGGTCCCTGCACCGGAGGCTAGTAATGAAGAGCGGTCAGCGTTCTTCCAAAGGCTAGGCACTCCAGAGAGTGCGGACGAATACGAGGATTTAGAAGGGGCGGGAGAATGGGCGAAAAAGGCAAAGGCAGCGGCGCACAAAGCGCACCTGACAAGGGATCAGTGGAAGACGCTAGGCGCGATACAGGTAGCGGAAGCGGTGGAGGAAGAGCAGGCGAGGGACCAGGCACTCTTAGCCTCAAGGGACGATGCACAATCGAAGTATGGAGACCAGTACGAAGCGAAGGTGGAGAAAGCGAAGAAAGCCCTGACGGCGCTGTCGGAGAAGAATGAAAACCTAGCCCCCTCATTGGACGGCGTGGACTTACGGGACATTGGGGCCTTGGAACTTTTTAGTATGGTTGGAGATATGATGGCAGACGGGACTAGTCCGGTTGACGGTGGCACTTCAGAGACGGTGTCGGATAGCGGTAGCGACATTGAACTGGCGATGCGTATACGGGAACTGATGAAGATGCCGAGTTTCCAGAACCGGCGGGACCCCGAGAACGAGAAGGTTCAGTATGAGTACCGGGAGAAACTCACGGAACTGAAGAGCCGAGGGTACGACAGTGTGTTCGACCCCCGGTTAAAAAATAACCCGTGGTAGGTAGTTGCAGGCGGGTTTGTATTCTTGTATATCGAGGGCGTGCTTGACAACTCCATTCGTGGGGCCGAGTGCGACCGCAGGATAGACTGCCGATTATGGTGAGCGTTATCGCCAAGGTGGGCCCAGGTGGCTGGACAACCTCCCGACTAAAGTAATAACTTTTGTTTGGAAGGAATGTCCAGATGGCATATCCATCTTATGGTGCGGGCTCGCCGCTCGCTGGGGGAGCAACCCCAACCGCTGCTACCACCTACGTTGATCTGTTCAAGACTGCTTACGCCGATACGATCCGCATGAAGACGCAGAATACAGACTCGGTCCTTTCCGATACCTGTATGCCTGAAGTCCTCTTCGGTGACCCATTGATGCTTGACTCCTACAAGCCTGTGGACAATCTGGTGCAGCGTGATCGCAACCAGCAGTACGGCGCTGAGTCGAACGACCTCAAGTACGAGACCACAGGGAACGAGCGTCGTCAGTTGACCCCGGAGTTCTGGGAGTTTGCTGAGATGTTTGACCCACGTGACGAGCGTGCTCTCATGCGTGCGATCCAGCCGGACGGAATGTACATTCAGAACGTCGCCGCTGCTTTCAACCGCAAAAAGGATGACGTCATTCTGAACCGATTCCTTAGTTCCGTGATCATCGACGGGGTAGACATCGGAGGTGGTCGTGCGGGTCTTCTGGCATTCCGCAAGGATACCGAGGCCGCCTTCGGTGGTCAGATCACAGTGACTCTCGACACGGCGGTGGCTTCCACTGGTAACGTGTTGGTAGATGTTCTGGATACCGGCACGGCGATTACGTCTGCCGGGCCTGGCATCGTAGGCACCCTCGGCCAACTGGTTTCACTAGACTCCACGTCTTCCGACGGAGATCACGGGTGTCAGCAGATTGTGCTTGGTGACCTTGCGACGTTGAACAGCGAAGTTACCGTCGCTGGTACAGAGACGACTGGCACTACTGTCACAACTATCGCTGGCACTGAGACACGCTCTGACGTTGATTCCAAGGGTCTTCATCTGAAGAAGTTGATGATTGCTCACCAAGTGCTTCAGGCTAGCGGGGCTGCCTTCCCTGGTCAGCGCATCATT